TGCCCCATTAATCTCGAAAATTTCCAACTTTCCCAAGCTAATCTATTGACATTCATTTGCAAACGTGCTATAATTAGTATATAAAATAAAGGAGGTAAGGAAGATGACATTAGACAAAGCAATTAAATTGGTAGAAAGAGCAAAGGAAGAATTTGGATATGATAATAGTGAGGCTATATTTTATGTGTCTATGACATATGCAGATGAAATCACAACAAGTGTAATTGATGAATTGTGGAAGTTGTTTTAAGGAGGGAATCTAAATGAGTAAAATTAAAGGTAGTGAAAAGATTGAACAGGCGGCAGAATTAATTGAGGATTTTTGTATTGATATTACGTGTGATGAATGTTCACTTAAACCATTGTGTTATTGTATTCCTGTTTCAATTTTATCACAACAACTAATTGAATTATTAGAAAAGTATGAAAATGAAGGAGGTGAAAATTAATGTTGAAATTTAGATTCGTTTGTAATAATTATAAAGTTGAAGTTTTTTATTCATATTCAATGTTTTGGAATTATGGTCATTCTTACGATGTTAAAGTGAATGGTAGACTTAAAAAAGTATTTTTTATTAAACGTGATGATTCGTATAGCTATTATGTTTCAAAACTTATTTGTTCATTTTTGGACAAAATTAAAGATAAAGATAATTTCGTTGTAACTTTAAATGATGATTTTGTTTTTGTTAATTTTGTTAAAGAAGAATACATGCCTGATATGGGATTTTTATTCTCTTTTAAAAGTGAACATAAATTTGTTGGTTTTAGAGATGAAGTAATTGAAGACCTTAAAAAGTTAGTATGTGATGCGGTATATAAGAAATTGGAGGTGTAATAATGGCACAAATATTAGAGTTTAGACATGATGGAAATATTTGCATTTTGTTTTCAGAAGATAATTTATTTTGGGTATCTTTTAATGGCATAAAAATGGATTGGTATTTTAGGAAAATAGATGGATTATTTGGTTTTTGTAGTTTCATACATTCTTATATTGATTATTCTAATTTGTACGGCGAAGATGATTGTTCAGGCTTTTCTTTAAATAAAAATGTCATTGTAATAGGTTACACAATACTTACCGGAAAAAGATATATTATAAACGATGATATTGAGTATCCAGAATCAATTAAAGAGCAAAAGAAAAGAATAAAAGAAATGTTATCATTATTTGCTTTTAAGGAGGTTTTGAAAGATGAACGTTTATAAAGTATTAATAGCAATAGTATTATCAATTTTATTTGTAATTTTTAAAGACGAAGGAAATGAAGAATTAGAATATGAAAGCTTGTCAAATAAGGAAATATGTGATATAATAGAAGAAAGTAATAAAGAACAGAACAAAGAAATTAATGAATTAGAAGAACAAATAAAACAGCTACAAATAGAGAACGTACAAATTCATCAACAATTAGAAGAGATGCAATATTACAAGGAGGAATTGCAATGATAAAAGTAAAACGTATTTCTTTTTCAAAATCATCTAAGTCATTAGTCGGAAGATTAATACTACCTTCAAAGTGGCTTGATTATCTTGAATTAACTCCAGAAGATAACGAAGTAATATTAGAACTTACAGACAACAAGATTATCGTTAAAAAATTGAAGGGAGTAGTTGTGGTTGATGAACGATAAGTTAAACGCATCATTAAAAAGGATTGAGAAGTTTGTTAAATATTTTACAGGGTTAAAAGGAAAAACTGTCGACTTATCGATTAATGTATATGAAATTAATCTATTTGTGGCTGACAGAATATGTGTTCGTACTAATGTCGATTATCTATCAATATGCGATTATAACAGTCTTATACAAGTAACAGAAGTTAGTATGTTAGAAGGGAAGCGTGACATATGGCTCGAGGTAAACAAGCAATAATTAATGAGTATCGAAGAAATCGGAGAAGAATACAATCAACAATATATAGATACAGAAAGCAAGGGCTTGAAGTTAATTTTGAGTTACCAAAAATTCCAAAAAATATAACAGCGGCATCTGTTAGAAGGCTCGAAAAAATAACACCAAAAACTATACAGAAAAAAACAAGAGGAGTTGATTATTCAACTGGTGAAATTGTCAGTTATTTTAGAGCTAAGAAAATATCAAATAAAAAAAGTGAGTTACCTTTTTATGACGAACCAGCTTTTGCGGCAGATATTATTATTAATAATTTTAAAATAAATATGTCTGCATATAATGAACACGCTAATGAAATAATTATGAGTTGGCTTGATGGATTAATAGGAAGATTCGGTACAAATGCAGTTGCGTCTATGTTAGATAGAGCGCAAGATGAAGGTAAAATCCCAGATTATTCTGTTATGTACAAAGAGCAATTGTTACGCCACGGTCTTGCAGAAATGGTTCAGTTGATGGACATTTCTCAGCTCGAAAAAGACAAACTAGCTGATTATGTCGAATACGAGGAAAATTTTGATATTTAATATGAAAATTAAAGAATATAATTATTTTGCTTGTGATTTTGAAACGACTGTATATGAAGGTCAGGAGCATACCGAAGTTTGGAGTGCTTGTATAGGTAAGTTATTTGACGAAACTACGCCTATTATTTTTAACGATATTGTTACATTTTTTAAGCATATTTTTGAGATACCCGGAAATAATGTATTTTATTTTCATAATTTAAAGTTTGATGGTGCTTTTATACTTGACTTTTTGTTTAGAATAGGTTATAATTTTAATAGGGTAGTTGATAGAGACATGAAAAATAAAGAGTTTAAATGTTCTATTTCTCAGATGGGTCAATGGTACACTATAACTATAAAAAATCATAATAAGATTTTAGAGTTTCGTGACTCTTTAAAGCTCATGCCATTTTCATTGGCTCAAATTTCAAAAGCATTTCAAACTAAGCATAAAAAATTGGATATGGAATACAAAGGATATCGTTATGCTGGCTGTGAAATATCAGAAAAAGAAAGAGAATATATAATCAATGATGTTTTAGTTTTGAAAGAAGCATTAGAGATTATGTTTTCTGAAGGTCATGATAGATTAACAATCGGCTCATGTTGCATGAAGGAGTTTGAAAGTGAGTTTGATAAAGAAGATTATAATAATCTGTTTCCTAATTTGTATGATTTTAGTATCGATGAAAATTTGTATGGCTATCCTACTGCGGGTGACTATATTCGCGCTAGTTATAGGGGCGGTGTGTGCCTTTTAAAAAAGGGCGTGGCAGGAAAAGTATATAAAGAATTAGGGAATACATATGATGTTAATTCTCTATACCCCTCAATGATGCACAGTGAATCTGGTAATTATTTTCCAGTTGGAAAACCTAAATTTTGGACGGGAGATATCCCATATGATAAGCTAGATAATAAGGAATGGTTTGTAAGATTTTCATGTAGATTTTATTTGAAAAAAAATTATCTGCCAACTGTGCAAATTAAAAGAAACTTATTGTACAAAAGCACAGAATATCTAATGACATCTGACGTGTATTATAATGGCTCTTATCACAGGGAGTATATTAATATGGATGGAGAATTGACTCCAGCTATTGTTACAATGACAATGACAAGAATGGATTTTGAGAGATTTTTGCAACATTACAATGTAGAAGAGCTCAAGATACATGATGGATGTTATTTTTATCGCGAAATAGGTCTTTTTGATGATTATATTGAAAAATATAAGAAAATTAAGCTTAATTCAGTGGGTGCAAAAAAGACATTAGCTAAATTATATCTCAATAATTTGTATGGAAAATTTTCTGCCTCAACTGACTCGTCATACAAAGAGCCTTTTTACGATGAAGAAAAAGATTGTGTTAGATTCAGATACGTTGAGGAGCATAATAAAAAACCAGGTTATATACCGGTAGGTAGTTACATAACATCATATTCAAGAAATTTTACACTTAAAGCTTGTCAGGAAAATTATGATAATTTTTGTTATTGTGACACTGATTCCATGCATATTTTAGGAGATGATGTTAAAGGAATAACAATTGACCCGTTAAATTTTTGTTGTTGGAAAAATGAGTCTACATGGGATGAGGCTGTTTTTCTAAGGCAAAAGACATACATAGAGCATGTAATTGCGGAAGATAACGAAAAAGTAGAACCATATAATAATATTAAGTGTGCAGGTATGCCTGAAAGATGCAAGGAATTTTTTAACGAAAATTATAGTATACATGAATTTCGTGAGGGGTTAAGTGTACCCGGAAAACTACTCCCAAAAAGAATTAAGGGAGGAATCATCCTTGTTGATACGCCATATGAAATAAAATTTGCAAGTTAATTAAAATACCTATTGACATATTAGATTATGTGTGGTATTATAATTATAGAAACAAAAACAAAATGAAAAAAGGAGAAAACAAAATGAAAAAAGTAACAAAAACTGTAATTACACACAAAGTAACGATTTCCAGAGTAGATGGAAATACCTTAATTCCTGTCAAGACATTTGAATGTGAAAAATTGCCGAGGTCAAGGGACTTGTCAAAGCTTTCAAAAGAATTGAAAGCGCAGGTTGTTATAACTGCCGATGAACCAATCGCAAATAAGTTCTGGATGCCGCTTGACACATTCCTAGAGCATGCGGAAAAAATGGAAATGACAGAATCAAGCCAAGCGGCATTTGAAGCAGAAGAGAATGAGGAGGTATCAGCATAATGATTGTTACAACAACTGACAAGAAAATGATTTTCAAGGCCATTAACGGCGCAGACCATGAACTTAAGGACTATGCCGGAAAAGAAATTACCGTAATCGGAGCGATTCAGAAGGAAATTCAGGACTCAAACGGCGACGATGCCATTTGTACGATTTTGATTGACGAAAAGAATGAGACGTATTCTACAATATCCCCGACCGTACAGCGTGCAATTGAGTCTCTCGCTCAGTTATATTTCGGGCATCCGGGCGAGGACGGCATCACAAATTGGGCAGAGAAGATAAAAATAAAGCCAATAACAAAACAATCAAAAAATAAGAGAGATTTCTTAACAATCGAATTAGTGTAAAATAGTAAGCGAGTGCAGAGGGCGGAAATAATCCGCCCTGAAAGGTGAAAAATGAGTCAGTATTATGATGGAACAAAATTATTATCGTTATCAGATATTAACGGTGAAAGACCAGAGATATACATATGTGTTGGAAATAGAACAGCAGGAAAGTCCGTGTATTTTAAGAGATTGTTAGTTAACAATTTTAAGACATCAGGAAAAAAATTCATATATTTATATCGTTTTTCATATCAGCTTTCAGGAGCAGCAGAACAATTTTTTAACGATATTAAACCGTTATTTTTTGAATTTGACGAAATGACACAGGAACCAATTTCTAAAGGGCTGTTCTATAGATTAAGGTTGAATGGAGAAGAGTGTGGTTTTGCAGTTGCATTATCTAATGTGGATGCGCTAAAAAATTGCAGGTCTTATTTTATAGATGTGGAAAATGTTTTGCTTGATGAATTTCAAAGTGAAACTAATCATTATTGTTCAAAAGAAACAGAAAAATTTCAGTCCTTACATTACACAATAGCTAGTGGAATGGGAAAACAGTACAGATATATACGTACTTTTTTAGTGGGTAATTTTGTTTCTTTGTTAAATATTTATTTTGTTGCATTAGGAATTCACAAGCGTTTAAGAAACGACACTAAATTTTTACGCGGAGATGGATTCGTTTTAGAACAAACGTTCAATGAGTCGGCATCTCAGTCAATTTTAAAGAGTGGATTCGCGCAAGCTTTCACAAATAAATCGTATTCTAATTATGCATCACACAACATATATCTTAATGATAATACAGCATTTGTGGAAAAAATGAAGGGTAGTTTCCGCTATAAGGCAACTATAAAATTTGAGAACAACTATTATGGAGTAAGAGAATATTCTGAAAATGGTCTGGTATATATAAGTGATTCAATCGATTCTACTTATACTTACATTTTAACATTTTCTGCTGACGACCATAATACTAATTGTATTATGATTGATAGATATTCTGTATTAATAGCTCAATTAAGAAAAGCTTTTGACTTAGGCTGTATGAGATTCGAGAATTTACAGTGTAAAAACATGATGCTAGATGTACTATCCTATAGTTAGGTATCTGCATTCTATACTTTATTTTGTGAATTGTCAGATTCCAAGCGGTAATACGCTCTGTCATTCGTCCGTCGGAAACGGCTTAATAAAGTTGGAATGTTTAAGATATATTTAAGGAGGCAATATCATTTTTGGTATTGCTTTCTTTTTGTAAATATGATATAATAAAAAGAGAAAGGAGTAATGAAAATGGCGCTACTTACAAGAACAGGTATTGACAAAATACTGAAAAGAATCTACGAGACAGGTGGCATGACCGAGGATATGGAAAAAGATATCGAACGGTTACGTGCCGATTACGATGAGCGTGAAGGAATTTTAAAAAGATACGGTGAAACGTATGACGGCGAAGATAAGGACGAGTATGAATTTGAGGACAAGGACCTCGATCGCACCTCTTCCATGAATTCCACAGAGGACATGGTGTCACGCGAAGAGTATGAAAAATTAAGAAAACGTTACATCGATAGATTTTTTGGAGGTCGCGAATATAGAGATGAAACAGACGATATATTGCGCGAAACTAAAGAGGATGTCGAAAGAGACGGAGAAAAACAGACATACGAAGAACTTTTTGAAAGGAGAGAAGGTTAATGCCAACAAAACCAACACCGCAGAAATTGAATGCTACAAGTGCTGACATTCTCGACGTGGTAAGAAATGACATAGGTGGAACTTATGCTGATATGGTTCCGGCAGTCGAAAGAAATGCAGACGGCACAATCAATAATGAGAGTCTTCGAGCAATTGGAACGATTATCATGGATTATCAGCCGTTGCAGAATGCATTCCTTTCAGCTCTTGTTAACAGAATCGGCCGGGTATTGATTACATCAAGATTGTATGAAAACCCGTGGGCAGGATTTAAAAAGGGCTTGCTTGAATATGGTGAAACGGTTGAAGAGATTTTCGTAAATATCGCAAAACCTTTCACGTACGACCCTGAAAAAGCTGAAACAGATATTTTCAAACGTGAAATTCCAGATGTTCGTGCGGCGTTCCACACGATGAATTATCAGAAATTTTACAAGGTTTCTGTTTCAAATGATCAGTTGCGTCAGGCATTTTTGAGTGCTGACGGCATCACAGACTTAATTGGCCGTATTATTGATTCGCTCTATACTGGAGCCAATTATGATGAATTTTTAACGATGAAATATCTGATTGCGAAAATGGCACTTGCAGGAAATATCTATGCTGTTAATGTACCAGAAGTAACAGCCGATAATGCAAGAAGTGTTGTAAGTACGATTAAGGGAATTGGAAATGAGATTCAGTTCATGTCGACAAAATACAACATTGCCGGGGTACAGACATATACTGATCCTAGGTACATGTACCTTATCAAGAACTCAAAATTTGACGCGATTATCGACGTGGAAGTTCTTGCACAGGCTTTCAACATGGAAAAATCAGAGTTTCTCGGGCGGCAGATTTTAGTAGATTCGTTCGGGACTCTGGACAATGAGCGTCTTGCTATACTCTTCCAAGACGACCCTACATACACCGAAATAACAGAAGAAGAGCTTAAAATGCTGGATGCAATTCCGGCACTTATGGTTGATGAATCATGGTTCATGATTTTTGACAACTATTACAACATGACCGAGCAGTACAATGGAGAGGGCCTGTACTGGAATTATTGGTATCATGTTTGGAAGACGTTTTCAGTTTCGCCGTTCTCGAATGCGGTATTATACACCACCAAAACCCCGGCAATTACGGATGTTTCAATTTCGCCAAACACGGCATCAATCGCAAAAGGTGGTTCAGCGCAGTTCGCGGCGACTGTTGTATCAACAGGATTCGCACCGAAAAATGTGACTTGGTCACTGACAGGTGATAGCGCAGTTACAAGTACAGTTACTTCGGAAGGAAAAGTTACAATTGCCGGAAATGAACAGAACACAACATTAACACTAACAGCAACATCGAATTATGACACCACAAAATCAGGCACATCAACCATCACTATAACACAATAATGTTTCACGTGAAACAATGGCCGACGTTTCTTCCACCTCCTTAAATATTTGGTAATGTTTCACGTGAAACATAAGTATTTTCTTTTGTGATTTTGAATTTAAAATGTTTCACGTGAAACATAAAACGTTCCTGTCTCCATGATAACGATTAATGTTTCACGTGAAACATAAAGGAGTAATAATATGGCTTATAAAATAATGCCTGAATCGAACATAAAATTATTAAGCAACACAAAATTGTCAAATGATTATCAGAATACACTCTATTTTAATGGCGCGACAGAACAGGCGTCTTTTTTCTTAAGCAGAGTTTTTCGTGATATACAGCAATCGCAATATGTTCGCAAGGGGCAGACAATAAGAGTCAATGAAGTATACGACAAATTATATGATTGTGATTACGTGATGTATAAAAATACAAATTTTGGTGACAAATGGTTTTATGCTTTTATCACCAGAAAAAATTACGTAAATGACAGGGTTACAGAAATTGACATCGAAATAGATTGTTTTCAGACATGGATGTTTGACATACAGTATTTTCCGACATTTATTTCCCGCGCACATCAGAGAGAGTTTTTGAACAACAAGCCTATTTTTGACAATCTGTATCCAGAACAATTAGAATACGGAAGAGATTATGTAGTAACACACACTGAGGTTTTTTCACGTGACAGCTTTTATGCGGTAATTTGCTCTTCTGCTGATTTAAGGGGGAGTTTCGGAGATGTTAATGAGCCTAATTTGCCAGCTTCTATAGGAGGAGTTTTTGATGGTCTTCCCTCTGCACTTGATTATTATGTGGTTGACAGCTTAACAGAATCCACAGGAAGAACCAGCACGCTTTATGAAATTTTAAGCGAGCTTTCAAAATATCCTTGGATAACACAATGTATACAGAGTATCACTGTAGTACCAAGAGAAGTTATCGGAGATAATTGGGGCGTTGATACTGTACATGGTTTTACAATTGGCTATTTAAGAAACAATTATGTTTCTTCAAATTCGGCAACAATAAATTTTGAGAATTATTTAGATTATTTTCCTAAGTACAATCACTCAAAATTATATGCATTTCCGTACAGCTATATTGAAATGACTTGTTTTAACGGAACACAATTTTTGATAAAACCAGAAGCGGTAGGAAATGGGTCGCTACAACTTAAGGTTATTAACTATGTTGGAGCACAACCAAGATTATCATACCTTGTAGATGGATATAATGATAACGGAGATAACGGAACGGAACTTCCAGACGGTCAGACTTATTACGGAGAATTCCTAGATGCTTCTGTAAGCAACGGAAACTTTCCACAATTGCCAGTAACGATTGACAACTATCTCTTATACATGGCTAATAATGCGAACAGTTTTCAATTAACTAATTCAATCGCAAGATATAATCAAGTTGAGGGTGCGGCAGTTGGAATAGGTCAAGCATTATTAGGTAGTCCAGGTCGCGGATTAGGGACAGCTTATAACGCGATTAAGCAGGGCGAAATTACAGTCAGACAACAAGCGGCAAAAATTCAAGATGCTGAGCTTAATCCTCCGTCGTTGGCAGGACAGACGGGTGGAGATGCGTTCAATATTGCTAACGGAATTAATGGTGTAACTTTGAAATGGAAAACGATTCGCCCACAATACGCTGAAAGATTGGAACGCTATTTTGAACGTTATGGTTACGTTCAAAATAAAATTGAGATTCCTATGCTATATGGTATGTCTAGTTTTAATTATATTCAAACGACGAACATTTTAATTGGAGGAAATATCCCTGACGAGGATAGAAATACCATAAAAAATATGTTCGACAATGGCGTAACATTATGGCATAATAATCAGATTGGCGATTATACAAGTAATATATGGGTAGGTGCATGATGAGCAGAAAAAGAAGAAAATGGGAAAGTGCTATAAGAAATGACATATCTTATCTACACTATTATCAATATTTTAAATTATTGTGGATGAATGTATTCAAATGGGTTAATCTTCCGAAAAGCATAGATGCAAGATTTATCGAATTAACACTTTTTGAAAAAGGATACGGATTATTTTTTGAGGATGAAATAATTGGTCCGTTATTTTTAACATGTAATATTGGCGGAAGATTGGATGTATACAGAATACCTATTTGGAGACAGGCATATTCTCCCAATAATTACCTCGCACAACGAGACACGTCAGATTCGGTTTTGTGCTTTGCAAATTATCTTCACACAACACCACATTTAGATATTGACTTTTTTGCAAAAAAGTTGTATAATATAGACAGAACAATAGATGTTAATATCAATGCACAAAAGACACCGTTGTTAATCACATGTCCAGAAGAAGAGAAATTAACTTTTGAAAATATTTACAAGGATTATGACGGAAATAAACCTGTTATAAAAACTTATAAGGGTTTCAAAGAAGATTCTATAAAAGTTTTAAAAACAGATGCACCATATCTGGTCTCTAATCTTATTTCGGATAAGGCAAAAATATGGAACGAAGCTATGACATTCATAGGAATCGACAATGCAAATACCGAGAAAAAAGAACGTATGGTAACAGATGAGGTTAATTCAAATAATGGGCAGACACACATCTCCAGAGAAATAGGGCTTTCAGCCAGAAAACAAGCTTGTGAACAAGCTAACGACCTTTTCGGATGGGATATTGATGTCGAAGTTAATTATGAAGCAATTAATAAAATTCGAGAGACAATGCCACAAATAGGAGGTGTTGACAATGAGCAGTATAACAACTCAGCTCAGATGGATAATTGATAGTGGTTTTGATATTGGTCTAAAATCATATCCCATATTTGACGAGTCATATAGGGACAAACTAAACAATAAAATAATAGAACATTTTTATTTTCGTGAAATTGGCCTTGAAACTGCACAATTGTTCAAACACTTTTTGAACAGAAAAATGAACGAGATTATGCCACTATATAATCAACGTTACATAAGTGCACAGATAGAATATGACCCTTTAAAAACATATGATTTTACCGAAACAAATGAAAGCACTTCAAAGTCACAGTATAATGACACACCTATGGGTAGTCTTGGAGATGTATATAACGAGAACTATGCTACAGATGCAACACAATCAACTGTTTCAAGCTCTAGGAAATTATCAGGAAAAAATGATTCAAAATCTTATTCCGAATTAATAGAAGAATACAGAAGTGCTCTTATTAATGTTGACATGGAAATCATAGACGAATTAGAATCACTATTTTTGGGAATATGGGATACGGGGACTGGTGAATAATGGCAATATATGATAACAATTGGAAGAGTTATGCGTTATATGTTACAGCTACGGTTGAGAGTAACGCGGATTATGGGTGCATCGAAAAGGGAGCATATGCGGGTATCGGGTTGGTGCAATGGACATATGATAGGAGTTGGCAACTTCTTAATCTTATGGCTACAGACTATCCCGAAACACAATCTATGTTTCCGATTTTGTGGGATTCTATAAAACCAGGCACATCAAGCTGGGGCCGTAAAACTTTCAACCAATCCGAAGCGAATGAAATTTCTGCCGCACTTGTAACTGACCAAGGAGTTGCAACACAAGATAAACTCTGGAATCAAGATTGTGATGAATCATACATACCGTTGTTAAGAGACCAATGCTCATTGACTGACCCGTGGGGTGCTATTTTTGGTCTTACAGTATATCACCAATCACCACAGGCATTTTGGCAGGTGTATAACGCTTGCGGAAATGCTAATAAGGAAGTTTGGTACACAACTGTGCTAAATAACGGAATAGTCGGAAAATACAGAAACAGACAAGATACTGTCAAAAAACTGCTTGATGAATGGGACGGTGAAAGTGGTAAGGAAGGATTCGGCACACGTACACCAACCGAATCAGAGGGTGGAAATTTTGACCCTAATAATGGCAATCCAGATAACACATTTGACACAACTCTATCAAAAGTTCAGATAAAAGCGCTAGAAAAATACGGAAAACAGTTAGTTCTACATATTAATGTCAATTCAGAAGACAAAAGAATGATTTTTTGGAGAACTTCTGAGGGGTTGTATTATCCTATTGTTACTGAGCAAGATGTTGAGGGGAAAACAGAAGATACCCCGGTTCCTCCATCTCCACCAGCTACAGGCGGCAGTGGATTGAGACAAGAATTAGTTGACCGAATGGTAGGACTAGAAAATAAGCTTGCTTATTCTCAAGCATGGGATAAGAGAACCAATATTAATGGCGGATATTGCGATTGTTCAGGACTATGCTGGTTCATTTACAATGAAAAGGGTATATCAATCGGAACATGGACTGGAGAACAGGCAGGGTTTGGCTCTAAAATTGTGTCTGGAAGTGGCTCAATTGACGAAAGCAAATTAAAATTAGGTGATTTAATTTTATTCAATTGGAGTTATCATAATCCTAGTTTCGATCACGTCGAAATGTATATCGGAAATGGAGAATGCATGGGGCACGGAGGAAGAACACTTTACGGACCTATACGAAAAAATTTAGCTGATTATACAGCCGCCGCATACGATTGGGAAGCGCGAACATATATATCAGATTAAGGAGGAGTTATGAATACGGATATTAAACCTATTAGATTTTTCTGTCAAAAAGTTTTGCCATTAGTTTATGACGATTCATTGAGCTATTACGAAGTATTGTGCAAAATGAATGCAAAACTTAACGAAGTTATAAATGCTATCAACGGTTTTGAAGCTAACATCGAAGGTATTGTAGACGAAAAATTAAAACCAGTTTACGCATATATTGATAGCGAAAATGCAAAACAAGACAAAAATCTTAACGACGCTGTTAATGATATTAATGCAAAAATTATTGCTTTGCAAACTGATATCATTCAAAAAATCAATCTATTATATTCCTACATAGATTCACAAGACGAAGCAATCATCAATTTGCTTAATCAAAAAATAACCGAATTAAAGGATTATATAGATAACATAGTAATAGGCAAAATTACTATGTTCGACCCGACAAGAGGATACCTCAACACATTACAAAAAACTATTACAAATGTTTACAATGCATTAAGATACAGAGCAATAACATGTGACGAATTCAAGGCAAGCGGAATAACTTGCGATAAATTTAAATCATTAAATTTAACTGCTCTAAAATTTGCGGTTAGAAGCAGAGAATATATTTTCAAACCGTTCGGAAAATACATTTTCGATGCAATTTCTGGTCAGTATGTTGCATTCTACAGAGCCTTTTACAATTTTGTAGCAAGCACAAGAGAAAATGGTATAACGTGCTCTGAATTTGTCGGTGATAATGTGACGTGTGATTTATTTAACGAAAGAGTTACCTCTTGTTTGCAATTCGCCACAGATGGAAAAAATCTATTTAAATGAAAGGGATATTATAAATGGCATATACTAATTCAACACCTAACTATGACCTTCCTCAGTGGATTGGTTCTGATAAACCGGATTTTCTTGGAGACCTTGACCCGGCATTTCTTAAAATCGATGAAACGATGAAAAATAATGAAACTTCTGCCACCGGAGCAGAAAGTGTTGCAAATGCGGCAAATACGAAAGCGAATAACGCAGTAAGTACAGCTAACAGTGCTGTAGCTCAGATTGGTGCGGTGGATACCAAAGCTGATAATGCAATTTCTACAGCTAACAATGCACAGACTACGGCTAATACTGCAAATGAGACCGCTAATTCTGCTAACTCCACAGCTATCAATGCTAACAACAATGCGGCATCAGCATTAGAACAATTATCACATTTTAATCTGACTGAAAGTTCTAACCTTACATTTTCACTTGTAACAGGAACAGGAACAATTACGACAAACGGAGTTAAAATTGTAACAGACAAAACTCAGTCAATCGGTAAAATATACGGTTCCTTAAATGTAACTAACGCAGTTGGAGTTTCAGGCACACTTTCATTTAAAAGCAACAAAATATTCAACAATGTAACATCCGCATACAATATAACTGCCGCAGGTTTCGCTTTCAAAACTGGCAATGATTTTCCAGACGGTGTAACTATCGGAATTAACACAGATGGTACAATCAATTTAACATGCTATAAGTCAGCCGACAAGCAGAATACATTCATTAACATGTTGCCGTATTTATTCTTCTTTACCAATTTCGGCGATACACCGATTAGTCCAAATAATCTATAATGTTTCACGTGAAACAATTAGGAGGGCATTAAGCCCTCCGATAAATTAATGATACGACGGGAAGTTAACTCCATACTGATTATTTAAGAAATTAACAATGTCGTTATTTCTTTGCTCTAAATAATCAAGTCTGTCTTGAATCTCATTTAACTTGTCTACATTTACTTTTGAAATGCTTGATTCAAGAACAGTGAGTTCTTCCTTTAATTCCGTTATTTCTGTTTCTAGCTCTGTAATTCGCTGTTCGTATTCGTCGTTAGTTTCTACTGTCTGAACAACTTCTTTTGATGTAGTCTTTGAAAAATACGACAGTGAAAAGTATGTGATGCAAGCTACAGAAATAAAAATAACTGGAATTAATATAAACCATTTCTTTTTCATATTATCACCTCCTTTCTAAGTACATTATATCATGATGGTTTATATTTGTCAATATAAATACATAAAATAAAAGAAGGATTTTTACATCCTTCTTTTTTCATACTCTAAACGTTGTTCTAATTCTTGCTTTTCTTTTATTATGGCTTGACGTACAATTGATATTGTTCGTACTGTTGTTGGTAAGTCGTCTATAAGTGTCATTACATGGTCTAACGATTCGATGTCTCTTTCAAGAACCATTTCATATGGATATTCTATTGTCATATTTAACACCCCTTTGCTTTATTAATATAATACATTTTAAGTTGTCGTCTTTCAAAATCCGAAATTAAGTCAACTTGAACTAAAGCTTCTAAATAGCCTGATAACATAGCTTGGCTGGCTATCAAAGCATTTTTATTAGAATCTGATTTTATTTGATATGATAAAGCGTCAAGAAAATTGCGCTGTCTATCTGTTAATTTTCTTAATGTAACGAAAACAGAGCATACACAATTTTTACGAACATAATCTGGATACTTTCTAATTATCCGTGCAAAATCATGAATCATTATTGACAAATTTTGTTCTGTATTTTCCATAGTATAACTAACACCTTTTTTACATAAATAAAGCTCTCCGTATGTATTTACACCCATTTCTAACTCAACATCATCCTCATGAAAATAATATAATTTTAACATATTACTACCTCCTTATTTATTAATATAATATGAAACATAACAGTAACGCGTTGAATTTGGATTATGAGTAAGTAATTTATAACCTTCCCCAAAACGACCTTTATATGGCACCTTAATTCCACTTGTTTCTTTAACTGATACATATCCTCTTGTTAAT